ATTTGTCATCCACGATCCTTTTTGATCTTCAGCTTCTAAAGGTAATCCATAGTATTGTTCAGCAGGATGTAAAACAAAATGTTGTTGTGAACCATATTCTCCTGAATCTAATTTTTGATTAATAAAATTACTAAATGTATATTTAGAATATCCATAACCTGTTTGTCCGCTTAGTACATAAGCCATTGAAGATTCTACAAGTTTATTAACATCACTCAAATTTCTTAATGGTAATCCTCCATCTACTATCATTGTATGTACATCTCGTTTAACTTGATTAAATAATTGACTTGAGTATAATGCGTCACCAAAAAACTTTTTATCAAGTTTATCTTCCATATGTTGTGCTATTTGCATATCAATATCACTAACTTTATATTTTTTTCCTGATGCCATACTAATAGCTTGAGATAATGATTGTCCTCCCTCTTGTTCAAACTTATCATAATGATTTTTAACTTTTGTAATTGCTTCTTCTAAATTAGGATTATAAGTTAATACTTGTTGAAGCATTAACATTTTACCTTGTGTAGTTGCATTAAAGTCTAACATTCTTACATTATTAACTTCCATAGTAGAAACCATACCATCTCTTTTAAAAGTCATAACTCCTGAAGTAATACCGCTTAATAATGAATTTGCATTTAAGTCTTGAATATCAGCTTGGTTATATGATTCAAAAGCATTATTAATTTTATTGTACCAAAAAGTATTTAGTGTTCCTTGTGTTCTAATTAAAAACTTTGCATAACCTACTGATGATAAAATTGTAGAGTCATCTACTTCTGCTATAGATGGGTCTAGTTTCTTAAATGAATTTAATAATAATGTTTGACTATCAGGGGAATCTACTGCTTCTCTTTTTTCTTTTGCTGAACTATTACCCCAGTATGGAGTTGTTCCTGATGATGCTGATTTTAAATTATTACCAACAAATTGTGCATTCTTAAAACCTTTAGAGTTTTCTGTATATAAACTATTTAAGTTACTAATAATTCCTGTAACTCTTATTCTTGCATTCTCTAAAACTTTTTCATTAAAATTAGAGTCTTGTCTTAATTGATCCGCAGTAATAACTTGTCCTGTACTTAATGTTGCACTACCAGCACCATTTCTTAATACTAATTCTACCTTTCTAAAATCATCAATTGAGTTTTTTAATTTACTTCCTGATGCCGCATCTAAATCTTTAATACTTAAATCACTTAATAATTTATAAACAGATTTAGAATCTTCTAATGTTTTAAGTAATTGATCTCCTTGAGTAACTGCTTTGTCAATTCCTCTTGCTTTTGAAGTTTCAATATAATCTTTAATTTCTTTTTCTTTAACTGCAATAGAGGTTGGATCACCACCTATATAAGCAGTTTCTACTTCCTCAGATAAATTAGTAATATTAGTATCATAATTTAGATTATTAATTTTAATATCTTGTCTATCTTTTTCATCTGCTACTTGATACCAATGTCCTTGTCTTGTATCTTCTGTATATGTTTCTATTACTTGTCTAAACTTAGGTTCTAAATTTTCTAATATAGGAGTTACTCTTGCTTTAACTACAGCATCAAAATCATCAGGAGTACCACCTTTATTCTCTCTAATACTTTTAATTACATTTCTTCGTTCTTCTAAAATAATTGTATCAATATTTGATTGTACCTCTTTAGTATATTTATTATAAATTTCTTTCTCATAGGCTTCTGCCATTGTTTTTGTTGTTGCTTTAAATGTAGGAATTGGCCCATTAATATATTGAGTTTTAGTTTCTTTAGTTATTGGATCAGTATAAGTAATTTCTTTTTTACTAAACTGTGCATTCTCAGCCGCATCTTCTCCTACTTTTTTTCCAAATACTTTTAAATCTTGTAAGGCTTGATCTGCATATTGACTTGTTAAAGTATCTAAAGCATTTGCAGTTTGACCTGCTACTCTTGCGGCAAACTCAAATCCACCACCTCTATTAACTCCTATTCTTTCTGAATAATTAAATTCATTTTGTTCTTTCTTTAAAGCCATTAACTTAATTCTCCTAAGATTGGTCTAGCCGCTAATAGCGATCTACCTACTGTAGTTGCAACACCAGCTTTATAAGCCGCACCTGCCGCACCTCTTGATATATCAGCTTGTTGTACGCCATATAATGCCGCTAATTGTTTTTCTTTACCTTGTAGTTTTAATCTAGTTAAATCTTTTTTAACTGTTTCTTTATTAGCTTTTAAGAAAGCACGATAAGATGGAGAGTCTGTAGTAATATTCATTTTAGTTAGTAATGCTCTATTAGAAGATAATTGATTTAAGTATTTTCTTTTTCTATCATTTTCTAATTGTAAAGTTTCTAAATCTGCGGCTTGAGCCTGCATTTGATATTGTTTTCTTTGAAATTCTGCTTGTTGTCTTTGATAAGCAAGTTGTTGTTTTTGAGCATTAACGCTCATCATAGTAGTACCAGCAATAAGACCTACTGTAGAAACCGCACTAAGAGTAGCGGCTGTAGTTGCTGACATAGCTGGAAAAGCAGTTGTAAATAAAACTGGAGCGCACATTAGTAATATACCTCAGTTGTTATACCTAATATTCTTAATGGTAAAGGTGCTGATTGTTGTATTTCTAAATTTGGTTCTAAACTATATCCCAATGTATATACCTCTTTCTTTCCTGTAAAACTTTGTAATCCACTTGTATTTAAAGTTGGATTAACAATTACTACATCATTTGAATTAATTTTTAAATTATAAGTTGAAGATAATTCTACGACAGATTTACCTATTTTTCTAGGATGTCCTGTTAATTGTCCACCTTGTATTGTTGCATCTATAGGTAGAGTATGAAGTGTAATAGTATAATCTAATCCAATATCTATTGCACTTGTTGGAGTATCAAAAGTAACTACACCATTACTATCAACAACACCATCACCATAATAATTAATAGTTCCTCCCTCTTCTGATCCTGAAGTTCCATATACAGTTTTACCTATTAAATTAGGAGTTGCATTTAATCCTGAGAATACCTTGCTAGTAATAAATTGTAATGCTGTGTTATCTGACTGAGTTGAATTAGCATTTATTGTAATTGTGTATTCATTTGGATTAGCAGTTGCAGTTACAGATTGTATTGTAAAGATTGTTCCTGCTCCTCCAAACTGGAATGTTTCTCCTTGACTAGGAGCATTAGTAAATCCATCTGCTATAAAAGTAGTTACAGAAGTAAAAGCACCATTTACTAATGGTGTTCCATGTGGTTGATATGATCCTGATACAGTTTTAGTAACTGAACAATCAGTTGGTAAATCAAAAGATGTAGATGAGAATTGTTCTAAATTATAATAATCAACACTATTAACTGTTCTTTTAACTGCAACATAAATAGTATCGCTAGTAGATGCTACTGATTCTATAAGACCATCAGTAGTCCATAGCATCCATCCTGCAATCTTTTCTGATCTTTGAGATGTAAAGATAGCTAATGTTCCATCATCATTTACAATCATATAAAATTGTTCTGTTCGATCTCCAAGAGAAGTAATAGTTGCGTTATCTGTTGGTGATGAAATTAAATGAGAAGATAAAAGTGAAATAGAATTAGAACTAAAATCTTCTGTACCACTATTATAAAAATACTCTCTTACTGTTTTACCATTATTTTGAATAAAAATTGTAGCACCATCAAATCTTTTTGGCATTCCTTTTAATTGTGTACCTAAACTAGATTGTCTAATAATTTGAATATCAGTAGGTGTAATAGGTTTTGATACTGGTGGTTTTAAATAAAACTCTCCTGTGTTAGTAAATATTTCTAAAACTTTAGAAGATACCATATGTCTTATTTCATTAATTTGATCTGAAGCAATTTGTATTTGTACTGAATCAGAATCTTCTGCATCACCTACATCAAAATTATAAAAGTCTGCTACCTTACTTGCTTGTATTCCATCAGGTAATGCTGTTACTCCACCAAAAAATAATCTTTGTTCATGAAAAGATGCAGTCTTAGGAAAGCCATTAACACTACTAAATACTTGTTCATCCCATTGTGTTGTTGGTGGATGACCTGAAATAATAACTCTAACACCACCACCATCTACAGATTCAGTTGCAGTATCACTAGCCGCCGCAGTAAATTCATAATGATTATCATCTACTACTGTAATACTAAAAGTTCCATTTAGATTTCCTTGTGCTAATCCTGCTCCTGTATCATCAAATATATCTTCTGCTCCACTAATAGTAATGGAATCTCCTGTACTAAAACCATGTTGAACATGAGTTACTTTAACTACACCTGATCCTTGTTGTGTTGCAAAAGGGTCTTCATCTAATTCTATTTCAATATCTTTTTCTAATGTAGCAGTAACTACAGTAGGTGAGGTGTAACCTGTAACAGTTAATTCCGAACCATGATACCTTAGTTTCATCCCAACATAAGAAGAGGTAAAATATGCTGAAGATGTTGTACAAGTTACACCTGCTCCAGCAGTTGTAGTATTTATATCTAAAGTTATACTATCATCTGCAAACTTAAAATAAGGTTGATATGTATCTGCTCCATTTTGACTTTGTTTAAAACTGAATGCTGATTTAGTAAATGTTGTTGCTCCAGTTCTTTGAATGATTTGTGGTACAAAGTCTTCATGTACTACAATCATAGTATCACCTTGTTGTGTGTAATTTAATTCAGATAAGTTTGAAGTAGTCCATGCACATCCAGTTATAGTTTGTAATAATGTTCCATTAGTAGAATAAATTTTTAACTGAGTATTTTGAAAAGCAAATATATATTCTTGTGATTGATTAAAGATAAATGTTTCTAATCTTGATGCTTGTCCTAAATCTGCTCTATAAAGAGTACCACCTCTTCTTTCAATGCCACCTTGATTTAGTGGAATAACATTTCTAGCTTTCTTAAGTCCTTGACCATAAGCCGCTAAATCTACTCTTGATAATATTTTTGGATCAAGTTCGCCACTTAAAAAACTAGCTTGATGTACTCTTTGTCTTGCCATTATTCATCCTTATGGAGATACAGCAGTTATGTTATTTAATGCAGTTCTGTTTCTGTTATCTCTAAATCTATTAACATCTACTCTTCTTGTTGTTTGTGCTTGAGAGTCTATTGCTTTAGCAATTGCTAACTGAGCAATACTTCTTTTGTGATATAATTCTGATAACTGATCGTTTCTTGCTATTGCACCTGCGAATAAAGACGCTAGTTCGAAAACTAGCGTCTGTTTGAAATATGGAGGAAAATCACTTTCACTAGGTTGAAAGGTATAATCCGCTATTACTGTATCACTAGATGTAGTATCTGTAAATAAATTTTGTCCATATCTATCATATCTAATAACATCATCTCCTACTGTAACTGTGTGGATAATTAATGCGTCACTTGGTAATGCATATGATGATTCATATCTTGCATCAGGGTTAGTTGAATTTTTACTTAATTGTGATTGTTTAGATGCAAATCTCCATCTACATCTTGTAATTAAATTTTCTAAAGTTGATTCGTATAAATTGTTTGCTACTTTGGATTCTGTTGTATTTTCACTAAAACTGGTAATTGTATTAGCCCCTACTAATACCAATGCTTTATTACATATATCAAATTTACTATCTGCCATTTTTAATCTTTATAATAAATATGGGGGGAAGTAAATCCCTCCCCCCACATTGTTATTGGTTATGTACCATTAGTTGTTGTAACAGTAGTTGCACCAGTAGCACTTGTTACTACTAGAACATCAACAGCTTGAGTACCTCCAGTTGAAGAAACACAGATAATAATATCGTGTTGCTTAACTTCAAGATACGCATTGTTGAAGTAACCACTTGCAACAACAGTAGCGATAGCGTCAGCAGTATCATAATAGAAGATACTTGTTGAACCACCAGCTACTTTTTTTAAGTTAGATGCTGAATAAGCCATATCTGTTCTCCTATTCTGTTATTTGTACTTTTATCGCACCATTGTTATCGATCATTACTGATCCCAAACTCATGTACGAAGTTATTAAGTTACTGACTTTCTCAGGTATGTAGTTGATTTCAGTTCTTATATCAGAACCCATAGCAGTACCTACAGCACTTCTGTGAAATGCGTGACACTCTCTAGTTGTTCCAGATATAGTTAAACCTGAATGTGTGAACCACATAAACCCAAGCCATCTTTTAGCTGTTAGACCACCTGCATATGGCAAGTCTGCTTCGCCAACATACTCCATTCTTGAGAACTGATCGATTGATAATAAATCAGCCCATCCAGCAGGAGATACGACAAAGTATCTTTGTCCATCATCAGGAACATCAGCTTCACCAAATGCTTCATAAACACTTAATGATTTAGCTAATGTAAGTCCAGCCGAACCATGTGCGATATTGTTTGCGTTAGAACCTGCATCCAAAACATCAATGATAGTTTGGTCAGTTTTTCTACCCAAAGCCGCCGCCGCAGATTGCGATAGGACTTGTCTTTCGTCAATGTTAGTTTTCAATTCATCTAAACGATCTACATAATCAGCCGCATAGAAGTCTAAAAGTGTAACATCAACAGTTGAGTGCGATATGTCCATAGTTGGAACTTGAGCGTGTCTAGCTTTAGACACAGCAGAACCAGTTCCTACTTTTTGGAATCTCGCTTGGTTACCAGTTACATTATTTACTTGCCTTACAGTATTACGCAATTTCGAACCCATACGCTGATAAGCCATATGAACTTCAGATTCGAACTGCTTAATAAAGGCAGTTGAAATAGATGTACTCATAGTTGCCTCCTTTTTTGTTGTTGTTATTAATTAAGCAATTATCTCTTTTGGCTTAACTCGGTTCTCCAGACTGGGCCGATTTCATTCAAAACAGGTTGCATTCCATTTTGAATACAATTTTGTATTCGTTTATAGAAATACAACACTTTAACATTTTTTACAAGTAGAGGTTTAGAAAATTTAAAGCCTTGCCATTTTAACCATTTAATGCTTCTAGTATGTTCTTCTGTTATATAATTGGACAAAAATATATAGTTTTCTTCTAAATATCTAAGCCATTTCTTGTTTCTTTTAAGGAAATATAAGTAATTTTTATCTAATAAATCTGAGGATAAGAACCAAATTGTGCCGATTTTATGGTTATGTCTAACAGGTACAGCACCAAATATTGCAACAACTTCTTGTTTAGATTCGGTTAATATTGTGAATGAATGTACATTAGATCGTGTATATCTAAATGGTTGTAGTAATGCTTGTAATGGATCAAGCCCCCAAACTCCTAATTCATATCTATCAATAGATTTAAGTCTAGGGGCAAGATCAAAACAATGATCGGGTATTGTTTTTTCTACAATTAATTTATCCACGATACAATCTTGAGAAAGCCTCATCAACTTTTCTCACATAAGATTCATCTCTTTCTTTTGGATCAAAGTATCTTCTATCTTTCATCATAGATCGAACATCATTTAAAGTTAATGGTCTTTCAGGTTGTGTATAGTTTTGTGCATTAGAAATAGTTTGTTTATTCATATTCATCATTTTTTCTAATGCTTCTATTCCATCTGCTGATTGTCCAAGTGTTGCTGATACAGCTTCATATTGTTCAGGAGAGAACATTGTTGATGCCCAACTATTAACTGCATCTATTCTTGCATCAGCATTTTCTCCTAGTTTTTCTTTTTCACTATTAATATTAACTTGGTTACCTACATACATATCAACATATTTATTTACTCCATCTTGGAATACTTCTTGGTCATATGCATTCTCATAACAGAAGTTTCTCCACCATTCTGTCATTGGATTTGTATTTACTATTTCTTCAGTAACTCCATCAGGTAACTTAGGTAATTCATATTTGTCAATTGATTCAGGTCTTTCAGCAATTGCTTCTTGTTGCAATTCATCTACAATCTGATCTCTTAACTCATCTCTTTTACCACCTACATATTTTTCTAGGTTAGTATATGATTTACCAAACTCTTCCATATTAACTGTACCTTGTTCTGTATTCCAAAACTTTTCAGGAATATACTCAGGTCTAGTTACAGGTTCAGTAGTAGTAGCTGGTTGTTGAGTTGTTTCTTGTGAAACATTCTCTTGTGGTTGTTGTGCTACTTCTTCTGTCTTAGGTGCTTCTTGTATTTGTTCACTACTCATTCATTTTCTCCTTTACTATTTTTTGGCTTTTACCTTTATTAACTCTTCGCTGAATTAAGCCTGTTATATATCTTTGACCCTCTAAATGTCTTAGAGTGTTGTCAGATACTTCTGATCCAGCAACAGTTTCTATTGTTATTTGCCTTAAGTATTGGAGAACTAACGCACCATTTGGAGAAGTAAAAACAGACTCAAATATTGTGTTTAGTTTTTGCTCTTCTTCAGAACCTCGTTTAAAGTTATCCAATCCAATCAGGGCTTTATTTTGTTCTGATTTCATTCTATATCCTTATCATCTTTTTGATAACACTTCTAGGGTAAATATTTCTATCCCCAAATCCTACCTCTCCTCCCTCATTTTGATAACTACCAAAAGATAAAACATACTTTGGTGTTTTGTTAAATATATATGCTTCTGTGTGTATTAAAGCACAATTCATATTACAAAACTCATCATAGTTTGATATTGTTGAATCGCCAACAATGTCTTCCCATATGATAAGATATTTATAATATCGTTTATCACCAACAACAATTGGCTTACTCAGTTTCTTTGTACTCATCTTTCAATATAGCTTTTAGAAACCAAATTGCTTTTCTAATATCAGTTGCACCACCTTTTAATCTATGTCTAGTTATATACTTAATAGCTGTTGCATCTGCATAAGGAAGATGTCTTACATAGTCATAAGTTTGTAATGTTTTACCGCAGGTACATTTACCAGCCTGATAATACTCAGGATTTATTTTATCGCTCATACTATTTCTCCTATCCAGTTACCTTTTTTATCTAATACCATAGGAAGTAATCTTGGTATTCCATCTAGTATTATTCCACATCCAATAATAAATCTTGTACGAAAATTTTTTGCGTATGAAAAAGCAAGTGACTTTTGATTTATAAGACAACCTACATTCATACCAAAGAATATATCATCAGGATTTGCCCAATATGATATGACAAATTTAGTATGATAATGTCCTTGTACTGCTGACATACCCATTGTTTGTGAAACTTTTAAAATATCTGCTGATCTTCCATGAGTAAAGAAACATTTTTTTCCATTACTTAATCTTAAAGTTAAATCGTCAATCCATTTCCATTTACGAGTTCCTAAGAAATCTCCATAAGGTTTAAGAAATTGTTTTGACATTCCAAACTTTAATGCTCTTCTATAAACTAAACTACTATGATTTGAATCTACTTCAGTAACTACAGGAAATATATTTTCTAATTGTTTAACATACTCTCTTGCTATATCTAATTCATATCCTGCACTTGGTAAATCAGGATTATGTTCATGCATAGAGATTGCATGAAAGTCTAATAGATCACCAATATTAATTACAGTATCAGGTTTAAATTCTTTTTTAATTGCTTTAAGAAACTTAAAAGCATCTTTATGATGATAAGGGATATGAAGATCGCTTATTACAAGTACAGATTTATGCATAACAAGTCTTTCATTATTGTGGTTCTCCTTGTCCACCCATTCCTTGACCTTGTTGTTGTGCCATCATCTGTTGAAAATTTTGTGCCGCTTCTTGCATTTCTTCTTGCGACCTAATTAATTCTTCAGGCACTCCTAATTTTTTAGCAACATATTTAGCCGCCTCATCTTGTTTAACTAAAATATTTAACAATTGTGGGCCAACTCTAGCTTGTACCATAGCCAAGAATCTATCTACTGTTGCTACATCTTGTTGATGTTGTGCTTGTGCTAATGGTGAAGAAGATTTGATTTTTATTTCTCTACCATTTACTACAGGTATTTTTATTCTTCCTTGTTTTCTAAGAATATAAACTACTCTTTGTAAAACTGGATTAACTAATTCTGCCTGTAATCTACCAAATGCCGCACCAATTTGTCTTGATAGATCAGCCATTCTTTCAGCAACTTCTGTTGCAGACATAGGTGTTTTCTCATTAGGTGTACCTAACA